GTCACCTGACATCCGGCACCCTTCCACTTCATACTTTACAAACCCATCCTTGCACATTGCATGTCCTTTGTTAACCAGCATCTTGTCAAGTAGCCAGGAGAACTCCCCATCATCACAGAATTTCCTGTAGATCATATGGGTCCACTCCAAGGCGCTTTTACTGCAATGCTGGTCAAACCGGGACGCGTCAAGTGATATGGCACATGGGCTCTGAAACATCTTCCATTTGGCGGATATAATATCCCCAATTTGGAACACGTCAAAACCCTTGGCCACACACGGGAGCCGGTAAAGCTTGCCAAGACTGCGATAAACAATCTTTTCTAATGGCTTGACAAACTTACCGATGCACGCATTAAATCGAGGATCGCGTGGCTGTATTACTCTGGGTGCAGGGTCATCTTTGAGGGAGAAATTGATCTTCTCACACTTAACAAAAGTTGCTACCTTACAGTCTCTGTCGGACAACGGCATCAAAGCCAAACTGTCAGCAGCCCGTCGGTATCGCGAGTACTGGGAACCAGTATACGACCCAACAAACTCCTCCAGTGTCCAAGGCCGCAAATCCAGCACCCGGAAGTCCTCCACAAAACCATGTAGGGACCCAAAGGCGCCGGGGAGGGGCTTGACAGTGCAAGTGCGCTTATTGTCGGTGTAGAAGACCCGTTCATTGAGTCCCCTTAACAAATTATTGAGCGAGTTGTTATGCACACTATAACGTTCATTAGGCCGAGGGGCATCCAAGGTAAATGCCCATCTCTGCGGGTCTCGGGGGCGAGACATGGTACCCAGCCGGATATTGGGGTGGAGGCTGCCAGTGAAGTCAACCTTTGTTTCCACACCCTCCAGCCGGGTTAACCCCCTTATCGAAAACCCGGTAGGCGCGAGCTAGCCGCTCGTACCTCGTAGGGAGGGTTGAAGTACATCTGTGTACACACCTCCCCCCAGTAGCTGACGCCACATGGTTCCATTTCCAGCTCCAGCAACTTCGCTCGAACATGGCGTCCAACAGCCTCTACACTGGCGGGACATCTCTCACGCAACCCAACCTTGTTGATCACATCATGGGCGGCGTGATAAGCACGTCGCTCATTAGGTGTGCAAGGGCGGTCCTCAAGAGACCCAAGCATCCACTCCCCCAAAAAAGGGGTGAGGACCTGGGTGCGGTGGGTTTCAACCTCATCCGCATATTTCCCCAGCCAATCTTCGGCATATCTACACCAGTTTCCCACGGAGCGGCAGAGCTTCCCTAGAACTAGGACAACATGCCTGAGGTTTCTATGTGCCACATCTCCAACTTTCCCTTGACCAGTCTTCAAGTCGCTAACAAGCCTGTATGCCAACCAAACAACAAACGCAGACAATATGAGCTCCATGGTGATTTTA